ATGAAACGATCCGAGATAAAGCGCCGGCCACTGGCCGACACGGTGCTGGCTTCCCTTGAGCCAGAGGAAAAGGAATACCGCGAGAACTATGGAATTGACCGGCTCTATTTCGTGGTCAGCAGCACGGGCCGTAAACGCTGGGAGCTTCGATTCAAGAAGCCCAACGGTATATGGGGATGGCACGGCCTGGGCGCCTATCCGGACGTGACCGCCAAAAAGGCCAGAGAGAAAGCGCAGGAAGCGCAGCGGCTCAATGCCGAAGGCATAGACCCTATCACCCATAAGGCAACGTTGAAGGCTTCCAGGGATGCAGCCGAGGCGAACACGTTCAAAGCTGCAGCCGATCTATGGCTTGATAAAAAGATCAAGGACGGCCGGGCCGAAAAGACCCTGGCCGGAATCAAAGGTGCGCTGGCAAATGACATACTACCGGCCCTTGGTAGCAAGCCCTTGAGCAGGATCACCAGGGCGGATTGCGCCAACCTCCAGGCAAGCATCGAGAGCCGCGGTGCCCACAACACCGCCGAGAAGGTGCGCGTGTGGGTGAATCAGATATTTGGCCTGGCCATCGCCAAGGGCATGACCGAGAACAACCCGGCCAGCAACTTGATCGACATTGCCGAAAAGGCACCGGAGGAATCGCAGTACCCACACCTTCTGGAGTCGGAGCTGCCAGAGTTCTTGCGGGCGCTGGTTGAATCACGCAGCGGCACAATCGTTCGCACTGCTGCATGGCTGACTCTGCTGACCGCATCACGACCAGGCATGACGCGCTGGGCGGAATGGGCCGAAGTTGATCTTGATGCAGGCCTGTGGACGGTGCCAGGCGTCAAAATGAAAATGCGGCGTGACCACATCGTACCGCTGCCCACCCAGGCCGTGGAGCTGATCAGGGATCTGCAACGGCTTACTGGCCGGTCCCGCTACCTGTTCCCATCATCGGGCGAGAAGGTGCCGGTTATTTCAGACGCATCGATCAACAAGTGCTTTGCACTGATCGGGTACAAAGGGCGGATGACTGGCCATGGCAGCCGGCACACCTGCGAAACACTGCTATCCGAATTTGGCTGGGACGAAAACTGGCGGGACATGCACCTGGCCCACAAGAAAGCCGGACTCAAAGGCGTGTATGACAAGGCGATCTACCTGCCGCAGCGCCAGAAGATGGTGCAGTGGTATGTGGACTATCTTGATGCGCTTCGAGAAGGCATGACCGAACAACGACGAGACGAGTTCCGGCGCAAAGTTAATAACGCGTAAAACCAAAATCAAGAATTGGAAAATGGAAACTGAATCATGAGCATGGAACAGGGAAGGCTTGACTGGGTTCAAGCGCTTAGAGGAATAGCCGCCATGCTGGTCGTGCTGTGTCACGCAGCGGACTACCTGAGAGACTCACCCAGCTATCCGCTGATAGAGAGCGCGCTCTTGCCTGGAGCAATGGGTGTGGATCTGTTCTTCATCATCAGCGGCTTCATCATGGTTTACTCAACCCGCAAAGCGACGGGTACCATGGATGACGTGAAGAACTTTGCAATCAGCCGGTTCTCAAGGATCTGGCCAACCTATGCAGTCGTCTCTCTGCTATGGATCTTCATCGCTTATTCGGGGCTGGCGTATTTCAGCAGCACTGAAAACCTAACTGCGCTCTTGAAAAGCCTGACCTTTATCCCGGTCAAGGAAATGGCGCCGCTTTACTTTGAGCCTGTATTCCCCCTTGGCTGGACTCTGAACTTTGAAATGTATTTCTATGTCGTGTTTGCAGTGTCGCTGCTTTTCAAGCGATTCCGCCTCGCTGCAATGCTCACCTGGATAGCATTGACAGTAGTGCTAATCCCGATATTGACACGAACATTTTCTACGGATCCATTTACATACTATAGCTATGAGTTTAACTACTTAAACCTAATTACGAACCCAATTATCTTGGAGTTTGTGGCAGGTGCGCTAATCGGGTACATGTACCTATCGAAGCATATTATAATCTGTAGCAAGGTCGTTGCCGTAAACTTACTTGCTTCTAGTGTGGCGCTGGTAGTTTGGTTTAATTATTCTGGACCTGCATCTACTCACGGGATAACAAACTGGGGGGGTCCACTGGCTATTATGGTTTTAGCTATGGCCGTATGCAGCAAAACCGTGCATATAAAATCACCCAAGATTCTAATGTGGCTTGGAAAAATATCTTACTCGTTGTACCTGACCCATTATCTGACCAGGGCGGCCATGGATCACTCGGTGGCGTCCTTAGGGTTGAGCGCCTATACGCACACATGGGGGTACTTCGCTTTTTCTGTGGTGCTATGCGTTTCGGTTGCTGCTGGCTCTCAATACCTGCTTGAGCAAAAGCTATCCAATATTTTCAGGGATGCCCTGCATAAACGCCTACCAACCAAGACAGTTTCTGCATAAGTGGAAAGGCCCGACAGTGCCGGGCCCGATCTTGCTAGAAAACTCTCTTCAATATCACTGATATTTCAGTGGAAGGGATCACGATGTTTGAAGTGGTGGGGTTGGAAATCGTGACGTGAACCACGCCGCTACCCGCCCAAGCAACGGGGATGCAACCAAATAGTGATCTAAGTGCATACACATCTACTCTGTCATTTAAAAGCGCGGTAGAAAGTGCAATATCAAAAGATGCTACAGCGCCTGCGGCGATCGTACCTGCATACGAACCACTCGCATGATGCGTGTGGTGCTGGATGATATCGTACATTTCCAAGGGTTCGGTGATGCTAAACCCGAGTCTGCTATCACCGCTGCTACCAGCAGATCCCAGTATCATTGAAGGTTTAGAGTTTAAATTATATTTAGAGATCGCCGCGTTGTTTCCTAGAGGAATCAGCGCTAAGTTTGTCATGACCTGGCGCCCCGGATCCTTTACCAAACAAACGTAACCATTGGTAGCGGGGTTTTCAATAGTGAGCCCGTCCCATGTCTGAGAATACACAGAGGCGCTCCACTCTGCCCAGCTGTGACACCCCTCCACATTCTCGTTAATGAAAACGTTTGTCTCTGACCAGTTATTCGGCTGTGAAAAATCATATGCAACTTGGTTATCCGAAATGCTGTTGTTGTAAAACGTGTTCCTGTTTGCAGCACCGCCAAAGTAATGGCCGATCCCGCATGGCTTGATGATGTTGTGCGATACCTCGTTCAAGAATGACTGCACAAATACAGAGGGCGTGTGCCCGATGTTCCACGAGAACGCGATATAGAAGTTGGCTATTTCATTTTTGCTGAACGTGCACTGCATCGCATTGCGGACAGAGAAGCAAACTCCTGTCCCCGTACCAAGCCCAACAATAGTAAGCCCTTTGACGTTGGAATCGAGGCACAAGCCTGGAAGGTAGCCGGCCGGCCTGTACGTTTCAAACCCGATCCCGCTATGTGTCACTTCAAGGCGGTTCCTGCGCCCCGATCCGGCACCTATAAGGGAAACACCTGGGTAAAGATTGACCTTTTGACCAAGCTTATATGTGCCAGTGATCTTGCAGGTTTCACCGCCGTCGGCATACAGGATTGCACCGATAGCATTCAATATCGGAGCGATGTCAGCACCTTCCACAGCGCCAGCCTGCTTTACATTCAAGTCCGTATAGGCAAGCTTCCATCGTGCACCGTCCACGCCGACGATAACCGTGATGCCATTGTCCGGACTGGTCGTGTCAGTAGGATCTACATAGAAATCGCCCCCGCCCTTGTCGCCTTTCGCGTAATACCCAAGCGTGCGGGCCCGCTGGTTGCGCGACGACGACAGCAGGCGCAGCGCGGCAACGCTATCGACCCTGCGCGCCAGTCCATATTTCAGGTAATCGAACAGCGTCCCGGCGTCATAGAGAATGCCGGTGGTCGTGTTGACCAGGCCGCTGACGCTCTCCAGTAACGCGGTGAAGAAGTTCTTTGTCCACCGCTGATTGGTCGCATCCATCGGCAACACAGGGTCGCCTAGGTCTGAAATCCGGTTCCCTTTTGCGCGGTAGGCCCCAGCACCATCTACATCAAAGAACCCCAGGGACAGCGCCCTGCCGCTGAATCTGAGCAGTTGCTTGAGCGCCTGCCAGATCCTGTCGAAGTCACGGTTCACGGTTGACGAAAGAAAGTCGCCGTTTTCCTGATAGTCGTTCAGGCGTTCAAACGGAATATTCAGCGTTAAGAGAATTGCGCTTTGGTCGGCTGGTGCCGTGGTGAAGGTAATCGTGCTGGTGGGGTTGCCCGCCCCAGTGATGACAAAGCCTGATACCACCTCGGCCCCATCAATGAACACATCAAGGTCCGAGGCCGCCAGCAATAAGAAAGGGATGGTGTAGATCGTGGTTACACCGTTGCCGGTGTAACGTTTTTCGGTTGGTCCTGCTGGAACTGCCATGGTTCGCCCCCTGGGATGGTGGCGGGCTTTAGTAGTCCACTTGAACCTCATGAACGCCCGCATCTGGACGCCAATCGTCACGCCGGGTCTCTGTCGGTTTCCCGACTATCCGGCCAATGCGTACGGGGGTTTGGCTGATGCCACCGGCACCTGAGTCGATGTAGTCATCTTCCTGGTTGGCGAGCGCTGGATTAAAGTCGCGCATTTGGTCCCAAATCGTTTTCAGCACATCGACATGCGCCCACAGGAAGCGGGCGGATAGCGGGGATTCGAAGGCGTCGAGGATGCGTTTCTGCTTATTGGTGCTGGAGTGCTCCTCTCCTACCCCACACCCGGTGCCCTTGAGCGCCTGCTTGAGGATCGAGGGCGCAAAGCCACCTGGTCCGTTGGTCTCGATGATCACCCGGGGGATTTGGTACTTGATGACCAGTTCGCGGATCTGGTGCACCTGGCCGCCAATGATCTTGTCGCGCGCATCGAACTCGGCAATTTCCCCAGTCAGGCCAACAGCCAGATGCCAATAGAGTTGGCCGCGGGCGTCCGTCAGGATCAGGGAGAAGGCCGAGGCGTCAGACTTGATCTTGCCCAGGGAGCAGTCCCAGTAAGCGACGGCGCCGACGATCTGAGTGCTGCCCAAGTACATGGCTGCGGCGTTATTGGCGTGGCGCATGGTTGGCTGGGCGTCGTACGGAATGATGCGGGCAGGATCCAAGCGAACCTCCGTAACGGGTTTCGAGTGGAGCTGATACTGCGAGTCCCATTCGTTGATGGTGCGGGTTTCACGACGTCGGGTCTCAAGGGTGGCCATGTCGAAACGATCAGGCCAGGCGCTGCCGGCGTAGCAGTCCACCAGGGTTCCAGGTGGCGTAAAGAAGGCGATGCCAGTTTTGGTCTGCTGGTAATCCGTGCCCAGCACCAGCACACGGGCATGTTTGCCTATGCCGGAGAACACGACGTCAGGCACAAACGGCACGTCGTAGGCGTTGTGCTTGGCGTCCTCTATCCGGTGTTCCTGGGCGAACATGCGGATGGTCAGGCAGTCGGCGCCCATGCTTTCAAGTTCGTCGTAGAGGCTGTCGTGGGTGTGCGGCGTGCCGATGTAGAGCTTGCTCCCGCCAGGTACCAGGATGTGCGTCTGCTCACCCAGGCGATAGCGCAGCTTCTCCCGCGCCTCAGGGGTCTGGATGTTGCGCGGTACCTCAACGTCATCGTTCTGGCATTCGTCCGCACGGGCAGAGGTGACGTTTGACAGGATGCCCTTGGCGAACATGCTTGCGTTACGGAAGTCGGAAGCACCCTCAACCCACCATTGCTCTACCGTGCCTTGATTGGGCGGCAGTAGATGGCGGGTCAGCGGGTGATTGCGGATAACGTTTTGAGTGTCGCGACTGGTCTTGTAAGCGGTGGGGTCTGACTCGGATTGGTGCAATATCCGGTCGGTCGGGTTCTTGTAGTACCGCCAGGCGTTGTAGATCGCCAGTAAGGTGGACTTACCGAACCCCCGGAAGCAACGCAAAACGGCCAGAGACCCTTTGGCCTCCAGCCATATCAGCGCACGGACGTGAATGTCTGGCACATCCCAGCGCATTCGCCGCGCCCACAGCATAAAGAAAACCAGCAGGCTGACTTTCTTGTCCGGGTCAGTTGACATTCCCGGCCTTCTGCATCCGCTCGATGATGGCCTGGGCCTCTCGTTCGGCGGCAGCTAACTCGCCGTCCAGCTCGTCTACGGCATGGCCTGCATCCGGGGCCGGCTTCTGTCGGTTCATAATGCCGGCGATGTTCACGACCTTGAGCAGCAGCGTCATGGTGGCGGCGGCGTTCTTCTTGCACCAGTACCGGTTGCCCCGTTCTTCCTGGGTCAGCTCGGCGGGAAGCTTGTTAGCGGCGGGCCAGTTGTTGGGGTCAACTTCGGTAATGACCACTTCGCCAAGGCGCTCGCTAAGTGCCTGCAATCGGGTGATTTGATCGTCGCGCATTATTTCGCTCCTACAGCTGCGCCCAGGTTCGGGGCGCGATCTGGTGTTGTGTCGCCCGGCTCCCACCAGTACGACTGCCCGAAGTCTTTTTTTGCTCGGCGCTTCATACGGCGTAGATATCCAGGCGATAGCAGTTCCTGCATGTCATGGAAAACCGCGTGTTCGAACGCCGCCTTGGTGTACCAATTTCGAATAAATGGGGTGTTCTGGTAGCCAAGGCGCAGCAGGTTCGCCCCCACGTCAGCCGGCTCTGTTTTCTCTTTGAAGACACTGCCGGCGGTAAGCCCAAGATCAGCAGCCGTGCCGTACACAGGCCCAAGCAACCCTGTCAGGTTCGACTGTCCGCCACGGTTGTCGCCGCCAAGGCCAGTGTTCAAGATGTCCCCGAAAATACCCACGCCGCCGCCACGTAGCGCGGCCTGCAACCAGAACTTGCCGTCGTCCATCTTGCGAGGGTCGCGGCCATTCATAATGTCCATAAGCTGGTTTGTAATCGCCCCAGCCATCAGCAGCCCTGTGAACAGGGACGCGGAATACGCCAGCTTGCCGGCGGTTGATTCGATCTGTGACGCACGCTTCCAGTGCCGTTCGAACATGGCCACGCCGAAGGACTTAAACAGCGTCAGGTGGCGCAGGGACTCACCGCCAATACTCCCAGACTGAGTGCCCTGGCGCATGGTTGCCCGCGTCATGAGGCCCGGCAGGATTGAGGTAAATTCTGATTCGTTCTGAATGTACCCCAGCAACTTGCCCACCGCGTCGTTCTTCTGCGTTGCGCTGAATCCCTGGAGCGATGCGATGGACTCGGGCGTAAGCATGGCCTGCCCGCGCCAGTCTTCGGGCGTTGCAGCCTGCCACACGGCCCAGTCTTCTTTGGTGATTCCGTACACCTCAAGCCGTTTTTGCAGCTTAGGGTCTGATCCCCAGGCGGCGCGGGTATCCGATGCCATACGCGACATGATCGACACCGAGAAGCCGCGGCGCATTGCGGTGGTCCATTGCTCCAGCAGGGTCATTTTCATGGTTGCGTTGGCAAGTTTCGAGGTCCAGCCCGCCGACAGGTTGTCGGTGTGGAACGTCACCATGTCGTTAGTGATGCTGTCCAGGCCGATAGCCATGCGGTTGGCTTCGGCCCGGTAGTCCTTGGATACGCTCTTGATGGCGTTCACCAGCGTCTTGCCAATGGGTAGTCCGTGGTAGGCGCTGGTGATGGCCATCGATTGAATATCGCCTATCACCGAGGTAATCAGGGTGGATTGCAGTTTGGCCGCAACCATGAAGTTACGAATACCCTGGTTGAATTCGGCAAAGCGTGCGTTGACCGGGACACCAAGGCTCCCATTCAGGACATTCCACACCATATCTGGCGTAGCGCCGAACTCAGTGCCGGAGAAGAAGCCGTCGCCTACCCCATCCTTAACCTTGGCGGTGTCGTGTAGTAGGCGGTAGGTCTGTGCAGAGTTCGGCCCGAGCTGCTCAATCATCACGGTGTCTTTGATCTGGCCGTGGACAGAACCTTGCATCGCCTCAAACACGGACGTTGGCCCGAAGTCGCGCATGTACTCCAGATAGGCGTCACCGTCCTTGAAGTGGATTTGCCGGTGGGCTTCATCGTGCTTGGCTGCTCGACTGGCGCCACCAGCAGCTCCCGGCGTCATCTTATTCAGGCCATCGGTTTTCAGCGTTTCATGAGCGGCCAGCAGGAATTCAGTTACCTGGGCGTCATTCATCTGTGTTCCGTCTTCATTCAGGTAACGCTTTCGGTCCAGGCGACTCAGTACAAAACCAGCCCAGGCGTCAGGGGTTGCAGCACGAACCTTTACCAAGCTGTGTGGCTGCGGGAGCCAGCCGTAATCAAGACGCCCGATATTAGCGCCTGCGGCGTTCATTCGCTCCCGCAATGCATCCATCTGTTCGCGCCAGACCTTGGCGCCCTTCGCTGCCACCTGGTTACCGGTGTCACGCCCGAACACCTCATGAACAAAATCACGCTCTGCCGCTTTGTTGGTGATCATGCCCAAGAACTTGGGCGCTGCGGCTTCAATGGTTTCCATGATCGAACTGAACGCCCGGTTACGCTCGCCCTTGATTCGGCTGTCCACTTGGCGCAAGCGCTCAAACAGCGCCGACGTGAACGGCTGCTTACCGCCGATGACCGCCGCCCGCGCTTCCTGGTTGGTCAGTTCGCGGGTTTGCGCTAGCAGGTTCTGGCCCTTGCGCTGAGCGGCCTTGTCGACGGACGCAACGTGATCAGCCATGGCAGCCTGGGCGGCGGCCAGTTGGCGTTGCTGCTCGGTCATGGCGTTGAATTTGGCAGGATCAGTGCGGGCAAGGTCACGAACGTGAAAGCTGATCTTGTCTTCGATGGCCTTGGCTTCTGCTGCCTTGAGGGGTCGACCTATGGCCGCTTCAACTTGTTTGATGCAATCGGCACGCATGGCCATGGGCTTGCCTCCAGTTAGATTGGAAGCAAGCCTATGGCGTGGAGGTAGACGGTTTCCCGACTATTTGGGATGGCGTTACAGGCCCAGCAGGCAGGTTATGGCGGCGGTATAGGAGGACGCTTCGCGAATACCGGTGGCGTGCTCCGCTTCAATCTCGGCTAACACCTGGTCGGCACGGGCGCTGGTTGGGTTGCCGTCGGAGTCATAGCCGGTGCGTACCATCGCCTCGGGGTTCTTTGCCACGGTGCCGCGAAGCAATTGCAGCTCGGGGGATTCGGCGGCAGCTGGTTTTTCATCGCTGGCAGGCTTACTAGCGTTTGCCACGTCAGGCCCTGATTTTCCTGGGGCGGTAACTTTGGGTTCGTCGGGTTTACCACTAACTGGCGGGGCAGACCTTGGCGCTGGTGCGGGCTGTGGCTCCCGTGGCAAGGTCGCTTCATGTTCACGTACCAGGGTGTCAAGCTCTTCACGGGCTGCACGCTCGTTAATCTGGCGAGGGGTTGGAGCCCTACGAGCCCCGGCCACGCCATCGGTCAATGGCTTGCGCTGGAAACCCTGAATAATTTCATCGGCGCGGGCGTTGAAACGATCTTCAAAACGGGAAGGTATCTCGCCACGATCCAGGGCGTTTAAGTCCGCCCGAGCCTGCTCTGCCGAACGATTGCCGGCCAGGCTCTCCGTCAGCGCTGATTGGCGGTCGGCTAGTTGGCCGCGTTCATCGGTGATGGCCTGGCGCGCAGCCTGCTCGGCCTGTTTGCGGCCCATGCCTTGGCCCTGAAACTCTTTTGATCGGGCGCGAAAAGTATCGTCAAGACCCTCCAGCGTGCGGGCCACAGAGGACAGCTCTGTTTTCACATCCTTCACGTTTGGCAGACTGCCGGCGGCGGCTTGCTCCGTTTCGGCGCGGATGATCGGTAACAGTTCTTCGCGAGCACTGACCAGAGCCTGGTCACGGCCCGGGGCAATTACTGGGGATTCATCAAGATCGCGCAGGAAGGATGCCGATTGGATGTTGTCGGGCAACACCACAGGCTCGCCACGGTTGATCGCGTCAATGGCAGCCCGGAGCGCGTCTTGGTGGGCGACCGCTGACGGGGCGTCAATCGGTGCGCCTGGCGCAGTGTCGATATCGGCGTGCTGTGCGTTGCGATCTGCCAAGGCCGCGTCAATCTGCTCTGTGGTTGGCCTGCGCATGGTGGCTCGCCCGATCCCGAAGAATGCTGCCCCCAAGATCGCGTCGGTTGCGATGGCCGTACCATCCATTGCGCGATATTGCGCGGCCTGGGCGTGATAACCGCCGGACTCAAGAAGTTCAGCCGAGACGCCACGGTGCGCCATCCCCAGTCCAACGTTTGCACCAACAGCCAGTGCGGCATCACCCGCAAACGTTTTTGCAAAGCCAGCCGCTGGAATTGCCGCACCAACACCTGTTACAACACCTTCCGTGACACCCAGCCAAGTGGCCGTGCTTTCGTCGATGCCTTCTGCCATAGCCGTGCGTTTGCGCGAATAGCCAGCAGGCCCGCCAGCAGCGGCAGCAGCGCCGGCAGGTCCCGCCAACACAGCCCCTACGACCGTGCGCGGAAGAATCGCAGCAGCCTCGCCAATGATCTGGCCAGCTACACCAACCTCTGTAGGGTCAGGCCGATACGCCTTGGCCATCTCGCCGACGCCCTCGCCCAGGCTTTCCTGGCGGGACTCTTCGGCACTGGTGACATTTGGCCGCCCGCCAAATTTTGGCTCAGGTAGCAACAGGCTTGCCGCTGCATCGAGCCCGCCCTGCCACACAGAACTGAGGCCGGACTCAATGGCGGTACCCGCCTCGATACCACCTCGCAGCAGGTTGGGACCGACCACGTCCAAGGCGCCGGTAAAGAATCCTGGCCGAAGCTTGTCGGCGGTGCGCTCCAGGCGTCGGTCCTGGCTGCGCGCCTCGTTGTCCTCGATCATTCCGTCTAGCCAGCTCATTTGACGATCACCACCATAGGTTTTTGGGTGTCCGGATCGATCTGAATCCGGCCTGCGTTCATCAAGTAGTAGGAGCCCTCCTTGCCCGGTACCGGCGACAAAGGCATGTCCTCAAGCTGGCTCACCGGCAACTTGCTGTTCTTGGCCATGCCCTCAATCTGCATGTCCACGGACTTGTTGAAGGTGTCGTCATCCATGCCATAAGGCTTGATCACCCTTGCGCCGGCACGCTCGGCAACGCCACCGGTCATGAGAGTCAAAGCCTCTTCGGCGAGCTTGTTATCTACTTCAATACTGGGCCCCTCGTGTCTAACCCCTTTCGGACCAGCCATTCCCGCATAAATCGATTTGAAACCAGCGAATGCTTGCTCTCGCTGGGGGGTTCCAGGGGATAACGCTGCGCCAACAAGATCGTCGAATGCTTGGCTGAATTTATCCTCGCTAGGCATTGGAACCGATTTATCAGTCAGCACCTTGGAGCCAGCCAACAACGTGCGAGGGACGTCCGTGCCGTCGGCCCCCTTGAGCCCACGGAACTGGGCCATACCGGCAAGCGTGACGATTGGGTCATCAGCCACCAGCGGCTTGATGGCGGCGGCATAGTCGGCGCCCGATGGCGATGAACCCGCGATAGCGCCGAACAGCTGCAGCTTGGTGCTGTCGTCGGCCTGCTTGATCAGCGAGGACAACATGACCTGTTCTTCTGGCTTCCACGGGTTTCTGTTGACGTCGGGGCCGTATGCCTTGCGCACAGAGTTGACCACGTCGAAGCGCTCGGCGATCTGGTCGCCCAGCTTCTGCTGGCCCTCTGGACTGGCGATCCCTGAAACGTCCAACGGCGCCACATCGGCGCCAGTTCGCATTGCGTTAAACACCAGCGGGGTTTCCCGCATCATCTTGGTGTTGCTGTCCACTGCCCTTTGCAAGCGATCCAAATTGGCTTGCTCGGCCACGCTGGCGCCATTTGATTGCATCTGCTGGCGTTGACGGTCGATGAACTGCTGGGCGACCGCTGGCGGCTGTCTCAGCAGGGTTTGCACCTGCGTCATTTCCTGCATGCGGGTATTGAACTCGCCGGCGGCGGACGTGCCGGACAGTGCCGACTTCCAACGCTGCTGATCTGCTGGTGTCGGAGGCACACCCGTTGCGGCCTGGCGGTCCATCTGCGTCAGGATGCGTTCAGCCTTCATTTCCCGCATTTCGGCCTGGCGCTGCTGGTGTTCCTTCACCTGAAAGATTCGACCGCTCACAGTGTTGAGCAACTGGTTGCGCTTCTCCGGGTCCAGCTTCTTGGCGTAGAAACCATCCTCGGCGGTGAGGTCATGCTCCAGCTTTTGCAGGCTGCCGATGCTTTCGCGGGATTCGATCACCCGCTGGGTGGCGTGCGTGGTCCAGTTACCGTCCTTGAATTCCTGCTTTTTGCTGGCCCAGGTCTCACCGAATGCCAGGCGCCCGGCCACGTCGATATCCTCGGCGTCCATGCGGGCGTTGATCTGGTCGACGTTGGCACCAGGCATTGCAGCGTCTTTGCCCAGCATATCCATGCGCGATACCAGGTCGCTCTGTGCTGCCTGAATGCGGCCCTTGGCTACTGCTGCCTGAACCTTGCCGAAACCACGCACCTGCATCCGCTTAAGAACGTTGCCCAGCTCACCCTGCTGCGCTTCGTCAAGACCAGGAGTTTCCAGCGGGTCGAGCTTAGACACTGCTGATTCGTATGCTTCCGGCGCCTTGTCGTAGCTCAGCTTGCCGGTGCGCATCTGTTCGTCAAGATCAGTGGCAATGGTCGTGATTTGAGATTCACGGTCGATCAGCGCGTTATCAGCTTTGACCCTTGCCAACGCCTGATCTTCCTTGTTGATGGTGTCCAGCACGCCCAGCGCGGCGTTCTGCACGGAGCTTGCTGCCTGTTGCGCTGCCTGGGCCTGCTCACGGTTATCCACGGTGATGACGCGGTTTTGCGGTGCCTCGGGCAATGCTCGGGCCTGTGCGAAGTTACCCAGCGGAATCTGTGCCATCAGTTAGCGCCCCCCTACTTTAGGAATCTTTGCTTCCGCCGACGCCTTCCACATGCTGGTTGCTTTTGCCCCAGCAGATAAAACAGTTCCTACGGATTCCGAGTTTGCAGCACTGCGTGCCTGGTTGCCCGCCATGCTGTAATTGCTCGCGTCGGCATAGCCACGTGCCTTCTGGTTTTTGCCGTTAAAGATGGTCAACGCCGCGTCTTCCTCGGCATTGCCAATGATTTCCTCGTTGATGTTGATCGCGGTGCCGGCCCCCGTCTCGACACCAGATGCAGCCAGGGCAGCATTGGCCTCGCTGGACTGGTTGCGCGCCAGACGGCGGATACGATCGGCCTGCACTACGGCGGCACTGGCTGCTGCGTCTGCATCGCTTTGCGCCTGATCGGACTGGGCATCAGCATTGAGCTGCGCTTGTTTGCCAGATTGCTGGGTCGAATAAACGGAATACACAGTCGCTGCGGCCAATGCCGCATATGCGTACCCTGCTGCGCTTATTGCTCCTACGGCCATGTCAGATCTCCATCATCAAAAGCGGGCCGATGTTGCGCAGGCCCTGGGACTCATAAAGCCGGGTGGTTCCCTCGACGCTGACGCCGGTACCGATACCCATGTAAATCTGTTTCGCGCCCTTGATCGTGGCCCACTCCTTGAACGTCTGGATCAGGCGAACGGCGATCACGCCATTGCGCTTGGACGGCTCAACAAACAAGGAATAGTCATAGGCGATCAGGTCATTGCTGAACCACTGATCAATCACGCCGCCGGCCATGCCGCCGACAACTTCGCCGCGCACCTCAGCCACAAAGACGACGCCCTGCCCATTGATCAGCTCATGCAGGAAGGCTGCAGACTTGACCGGGCAAAAGTTCATGGTTGAGTAGCTGGTGGTGGAATGCAGCAACGTGCCCAGCTCAATCAAGCGGGGCACGTCGGAATGTTTAGCGGGCCTGATCATTGGGGCGCCTCAATCGTTGATGGTGATTTTTTTAATGACGTTGAGCAGATGGAACGGCAAAGGCTGGTCCTGCATGATTTCCAGTGACGCCTCACCGCGCTCCCACCCCAGGTTCTCTATGCGCTTGACGCCAATGAAGTTGGCCGGCGGCTGGTCGAGCACGTTCTCGCCCAGGTTCCGAAAGCTGATTGTCTGGGCCAGACCTTTGCCTTGAACCTTGCAGCCGATGGTGTCGAGGAATCGCAGCGTGACCTCGCCAATGCGCATGCTGTTGCCCTGTGAGCTGCCGGTGTTGCCCTGCGCTTCTGGGGTCAACGTCTTGATTCTGGTCTTGAAGTTCAGGCCAATCGAGGTGGCGAACGCCTTGCGCGGGATGGTTACCTGCCCGCCCGTGACGACCTGCTGCTGCATCACAACGCCATCCGCAACGATATCGACCATCTTCCCTTCAAGGTGCGCCAGGCCACCCCACACAGTGGCACCGCCCACGCTGGTGCCATTTACGCCGGAGTCCACCCGCACACCGTTGGTAACCCGCTCGATGTAGCGCACGTTGGCGCCGCCGATGTTGCGGCGAACAACCACCCACACCTGGTCGCCGCTATCTGTAGGGATGGATGCGGCTGATTCAAAGGCGCCGTCGGTAATCTGGCGAGCCCAGCCAATCACGTCCTGGTCACGGTCCACGGTCATGGTGGCCAGAACGCCGTCGGCCCGAACCATGAACAAAATGGATTCAGGCTCCTGCTGGTAGGCCATGTCGATGATGCCGGACTTGGTCGCGTGCTCAGACAGCACGGACATGTCAGGGGAGCCGAACGTGTCGGAGTCGTACTTGTAGGCCATGGCGCGCAGCTTGCGGCCTGCACGCTGGATGAAATACAACTCGTTGCCAATGCGCACGGGGCGCACGCGGTTGCAGCCGTAGACGGATGGGTTCTTGGCGCGGATGTTGGTCGGGGTTATGGCCTTCTCAACGCCGCCGCTTACCGTGAACTCGCCGCCATAGGTAAGCGGGATCAGGGCATTGATCTGCCCAATGTGCAGGATGGGGTTGATCTGGTCAGAGGACAGGTTGTAGGAGATTGCATCGTCGTCCTTGGTGCCCAGTTCGAAGTTCAGGTACTCCCCGGTACGCGACTCCCAAATGGTTTGGGGGAAGTTCGGCGAGCCGCCAAGGGCCAAGCGCTGCTCGTAGAGCGTGCCGGCGCCTGGGTAGCCGTCTATATCGTTCCAGACAGAAGCCTCAAGCGACCAGGCGTTGGCAGGCGATGCTGTGGCCGAGGTCGGCGCCGAGCGAATGACGCCGGAAACCACTGTGGTGCTGGTGAATACGGTTATCTCCAGCAGGCCACCATTGATCTTGACGAACTTGCCCACGTCACTGGCGCGCCAGCCTGCCGTCGCAAGTGTCATGGTTACAACGCTGCCTACTGGGGTGAAAGCGCTCAGCGTGTTGGAGGTTTGCGGCGATCCCTTCAAGGACCAGGTAGGACGACTGGTGGCGCTGAATGCGTTGGTCACCTCGACGGTGGCCACGGTTGCGCTGGTAACTGCCGTGACCTTCGCAACACCACCGCCCGACCAGATTTCACGACCAACATCAGAGGCCAGGAACGCCGATTCAGATGCCGTTACCGTGCGCCCGGTGCCCACTGCTGGGTTGTCAATGGTGATGGCCGTCAGGAAATCGATACCCTTTTCATCGAACGGCTTGGTCACGAAAGGCGCCGGGGCCAGGCTCCACTCGGTGTTAGTGATGCGGCGCAGGCGGTAGACGGGAACCGTGTTGCAGAAGATGAACATGGTGTCCGCGCCCTGGACGTAGTCGATGCGGTCCAGGGTGGTGTGCGCGTAGGGGCTGGCCAGTTCGATCCCGCTGTAGGAACCGTTAGCAAAGTGGATTCTGACGTACAGGTCGCCGAACTCCACCATGTACGCCTGGGAGGCGTTGAACACGTAAGGGATAAGGCGGCAGTTCTTATCGGGGAACTTGGCGGGCGAACACAACAAAGTCCCATCACGGCGAACACAACCGCCGTGGATGACGGGCCAAGCGTTCTCGATGATTTCAGCGCCGTTCTGGTACCGGGCAATATCGACACGGCCCAGCATTCGCGGGGAGACCTCGCCGGCGGTGAAGTTGGTTTGGTTCAGCGTCATGCGAGGCATTACCAGCCACCTCCAAAACGAGCAGCCAGCAAGCGTTCATCGCCCAAAGTCTGCGGTGGATCTTCCTGGCCATCGACCGCACGGGCACGGCGCAGCGAGGTTTCCAGCTTCTGTTCCATGGTCTGCTGCATGGCTGCGGATTGCGTGACCGGGTATGCCATGGCCGCTGCCATAGCCAGGGTTACCAGCTTCACCAGGTGCGCGTCCCAAGTGTTTTCTACCTCGTTGCGGAACACATAGCGCAGCTCCAGCACGGCGGTGTTCGCTTGGATGGTGCGCCCCTCAACCAGGTAATCAATCTGGCAACCGTGGGAGCCAACCTCCAAGACGCGGGAGAAGTCCGCCGGCAACTCAAAGGCATGGTCATAGCCGAACAGAGGCGCCACGGCGTCAGGTGCCAACACGGCGCGCTTGATGCAGCAGTTCCAGGGGTGCGAGCGCAACATGTCGTCGCGCACTGTGGGATACAGGTTGGCGCACAGCTTGGCCCGGTCCAGGTTCTGCTGATCTTCAAAGTCATTGATGGTCTGCGAGCCCAGCATCAGCAGCGCGTTAGAGCAAATCGAAACACCCGTGGCCATTGCCATTACCAACCTCCAGATAAAAAGACCGGGGCACAGGGCCCCGGTAAATGTTTTGCCTTCCTTGGCGGCCCGTGAATCAGTTGCCGTCGATGTATTGCAGCTTCAAGCTGATAGTGCCGGCACCGGTTGCAGCGGCGGTCAGGGTGATAGCCACGTCGTATTGCTTGCCTGGGTCAGCAGCGAGGCCCAGCGCCTGCCACAGTGGTTTTTCAATGTCGGCCAGGCCGAAGCCTGCACCAGCGTCTGCGGCGTCCGCTTCGTGGGTAACATCGGTGTTCACCAGGGCGGCAGACAGATCCTGTGCCGAGGCGAAGAAGTCGGCGTCGACCACGGCGCCAGCATTCACCGCGGTGACGTCGTACAGGCCGATGTTGCCGGCGGCGGTGCTGATCGCATCGCACGACAGCAACAGGCGGGACACGCGGTCCACCGAGTTGATGCGCATCAGGCGATACACAGAGCCGATGGAGTCGGTAGCGGTTGCCTCAACGAAGCCGACACGCTCACGCAAACGGCCACCGTCGATACGCTGAGGCGACAGGGTTTGTGGGAGCGCGTCAGAGTTGGTGACGGCTGTGGATTTGGTGGTTACTACTGCCATGATTCATTGCTCCTGATCAGGTTGGGAGAAGGCCAAAAGCCGCTTAGGCTTCTGCGGCTGCGATTTCAACGACCTTCTCTTCTTCCACCCGCACAGAGCCGATGGACATTTTCGCGTAGATGCGAACGTTGAAGCCCTTGCCTGGATCCTCGCCCACCTTGGTGGTGATATCGGCGCCCTTGCCCAGCGTTACGCCAGACTTGGCCCATGCGTAGAGCAGGCGAACACCACCAGACAGCGGGGTGCGCTCGGATGGAATCCAGGTGAAGCCCATCCACTTGCCTTCAACGTCGCCGCTTTCCAGGAACTTGCCGGCCATGTAGTCAGCACTGGTCAAGGTTGGGTCGGCGAGGATGTCGGCAGCGGCTTGCGCCGAGTAGGTGATGCACAGTTCTTCGCCGTTGTGGTTGTCCGCTTCGTTCTGGCGGAACAGCTTGCGGGCCTGGATGATCTTGGCCTTGGTCAAGCCGGTGCCGCCCACGGCGATCTTCTGCTTGGTTGGCAGGAGGATGTTGCCGGTGGTGGAGCGGGAGAAGCCGCCGAACGAGCCGATGATTACGTCGTCTTTGGCGCGGTTCAGCGAGGACACCATGGCCTTGACGTAGTCCGAAGTCGGGTCAACCAACATGCGGATCTTGTCCTGGTCGTCGATCATGTCGCCGTCTTCCCAGTCGAACAGGTCCACAAAGCGCGTGCTGTGTGGCTGATCGTTGATTGGGGTGTCGCCGTGGCGAGTGGTGCGGCGTTTGGCGGTACGCTGGCCCAGGCGGTTGATCGACTTGGACATGCCAACGATGTTCGGCTCGATGGTGACGTGACCTTCAAGCCGCGAGGTCATTTGCTGTGCCAGATGACGGAAGTTAGCGCCGTACTGCTGGACAAAGGCTTCTGTGATTTGAAAGGACATTCGATGCACTCCAATGCAGATAAGGGATTGCCTGCCGGGTGTCCGCATCGCGGGCCGGTATTCCTGGCGTGCATCGGCTTTGCTGCGCCTGGGGCGTTCCGGGTGTCTGCGTGCCATCGCAGGCCGGCCCATTGCTGGGATGCCTGCGATGTTTGTGCATGGGGGGTGTCGGTTTCCCGACTATTTGGGGCTGGAATCAGCTCAGGCGGGACGAAGACTTGTTGTATCTGCGCTCGTACATTGCGTCGAGTTCAGCCTGGATGCCTTTGCGTTTCGGATCGTGTGCCGGCAGAGCCTGCAACTGACTGCGCAGTTCTGAGTCCTTAACGTCAAAATCAGCCTCACTTACCTGGGCACCACCGTTGATGGCCGTGTCTTCCTTGAGTTCCTTGCCGATGTTGGCTGTAAAGGCAATGAAGTCAGGATCGTTGCCGTACTTGGCCTGGAGCGTGTCGAAGTTCCCCGGCTCACCTGGCTTACTGGCAAACGCCTCGGCAGCACGGAACGAGGCGCGCACGTTCTGCTTCATGGCTTGTTCATCGGTCCACACGGCCTTAAGCGCGGCGGTGCAATCCTGCTGGGTCAGCTGCCCGCCGCCCTCGATCAGCCCGGGCGCCGCCTTCATGTACTCGCCAATCACATACTGAACCTGGTCATTGGTCAGGCCTTTGGCGTGCGCGCCTTTCAAAAACGACTGCGTGTCAGGGTCGGTCTTGAACTCGTCCCAGTTGAAGCCCTCGACGCCTTCCAGCTTGACCGCGTATTCCTCGGCAGTCTTGGGCGGCACATCACCAGAACCCATGCGGGTTTCAAGGTGCTTGTACGCTTCGGCAACCTTGCGGCTCGATGCTTCCAGGTCAAGGGAGCCATCCTCTTTGTTGGTCCGGTACTTCTCGGGGATGTAGTCGTTGCCGGTGTTGCCGCTGTCAAGCACGGTTCCGGTGGCTGTCGTGGTGGTCGCAGCTGTCGTAGTGGTGGCGCCAGGCTCACCCTCGGTAGTTTCAGCCATGAAAAAATGGCCCAGGCGGCCATGGATAAACATGTTCATCGTTATTCCTCTTGCTCGTTGGGATCGGCTTGGACGCCGTTGGCGCGGTTGATACGGGTTACAACGTGGTCGAGGACTTCACGGGCCCCGGCCTGCTTGTACGTGGTGAGGATGGCGTCGATGCCACCGATGGTGCAGGCGTTGCGCGAGAACCGCTGAATCAGCAGCTCCAGACACATGGCGCCTTCGTGGTGTTCCTCGAAAACGCGCTTGAACATCGCGTCGATCTGCTCGGGGTTCATGGTCATGCTGCGGCTCCCTGTTGTTTCAATGCGGCTTCACCGGCCTGCTGCATCATTGCTTGCTGTTGCTCCTGCTCCATCGCGGCCTGCTGGGCCTGGGCACGGTCGGCGCGGATCTTGTCCCGGTCGGCAGTGCTGCGGATGATCGAGCCAGGAACGCCCAGGGCCTCGCCCTTGAAGCGCTGCGCCTCGTCCATGTCGATGTTGTCCATAACGGTTGGGTCAGTTGCGGCAATGGCCAGCGCGCCAGCAACGAACGTGTCGATGGCGGTCACTTCCTCCAGCTTCTGCGACCTGGCCAGCGGCGAAAGGTAACGCACGGTGAAGTTGCGACCGGCCAACGATTCAGGCGCAGCACCCAGCACACCAGCGCGGTAGGCGATGCCGAAGCACCGCTCAATCATGGGTTGCAGGTACTCGGTTTGGAGTCGGCCATACACCGGGCCCAGCAGTTGGCGAATCAGGTTGACCCGGACATGCACCTCAGTGGCAGTCATCGCGGGGCCGTCCTGGGCCTGGAGCTGATCAGCCATCAGGATCTTGCGGATAGATCCCTGCAGGCGGGCAATCTTGGTCTCGGCGTATTGGAAGTTGGAGCCGCTTTGCAGGGGCTTCATGCTGTCCACGCTGTTGGCCACGATGATCTTGCGCGGGCCCACCTTGACGGTGCGCGGGTTCAACACGCCGTCGTCCTCGGCGATCCACATACCGGCGATGGCCAGGTCCCCCGCTGCCAGGTCCATGCGGCACAGCTCGTTCAGGGTGCGCGCATCAGGCAAGGCGTCGAACACCGGGCCCACGGCGTACACGCTGTCCGGGATCATCATCCAGCGCGGCACGACGACGGGCATTTCGTGATAGCCCGACTCGCTAACCAGCTTCTTGGCTTCCACCTCGACCTTGCAGGAAGCAATGGGCATGTTCTTCGCCAACTTGGCGTTGACCATGTGCGTGGTGCGCGGGTAGATCGCGTGGACGAACCGCACCATTTCCTGGGGCTTGTCCTTCGCCAGCTTGCGGGTGTTCTCGCTTACGTTCTCCTCGCCAAACTCGTTCACCGCCTGCTCAGCGGTGAGTTTGTATTCCCGGTACACGGTGTCGATCTTGCCGCCAGCCTTGGACGCAGAGGCATACACGCTTGCAATGGGCCACAGATCGAACGTGAAGCCGCCCTTCTCCATGTCCTGGTCGATGTACAGGGCAAACCACCCAGCGCACACAACGTCGATAAGCCCCTCAAAGGCCGCTGCGTCGAAGTTGGATGCGTGGATGTTCTGCCAGAGAATGTCGGCCGAGTCGTCCAGCCAACGGCGTTCTTCCTCGGTTTCCTGGCCGACGTCCATGCCGAACCACAGGGAGTTGGCCGGGGTCAGGCCCGACATGATCCCGGACGACAGAATCCGTGCAGCGTCCGTGGTGGTGCCGTCGATCATCCTGGCCTTACGCATCTGCGCTTCAATGGCCGAGATTTGTTCAGTGCAAAAGCCACTACCCCGGATGGGGTAGCTGTGGTCGAAACAATCGCGCCAGACCGTTTCATGCGGCAGGCGGAGAGACTTCAAAGTGCCCAACGTTTTGGCGATCTGGTCTGCATTCATGATCCGAGGGTTCTCTTGCCTTGATCGAGGACGGAACCCGCCGCGCCACCAGTGGAGAGCAGGCTGCTTTCCTGTTTGCGCTTCTTGCGGGTGGCGGTTTCTTCGTTGGCCTTCTGCGCTGCCAGATCGGCGGCTTTCTGTGCCTCGACAGCAGGGTCAGGCGTGGCAACGGTCTTTGGTGCCTTCGGTTTGCTTCCCATGTCGTCAGTCCTTCGCCTTGGGTTCAGGGCACAGCCAGCCATCGTTGGTCAGCACGGCCTGCTTGAGGGTGGTTGCGTCGTGGTTGCCGGTGCTGGCCTGGGCCTTGGGCGCTGGCTCGCTGGTGCGTTGTGGGTCCAGCACCAGGGGATCACCACCAGCGTTCAGGCGCTCGGCCTCGGTTTCTGCCTCTTCCTTGCTGGCGCCGACGAAGTCGCCGATCTTCACGACCTTGCCGTCAACCAGCGGGGCTTTGTCGTCGATGACGATCCAGCGCCCGCCGCCGTTGTGCTTGGCAGCGAACAGCGGCTGGGCCGAAGCCTGGGCGTTAGCGGTGTTGAGTTCGCTGGCGTTGGGGTTGCCGGTGCTGGCGTCACTGATTGCGCCTGCAAGCGGCGTGATGGTGGCGAGCGGCTCGCCTGGGGTCTGCGGGGTAAGGTCTGGAGCTGGCATGTTCGTGCCTCCTGTGCTGGTGAAGGGATCAGGCTTCGTCGTTGAGGTGCTGTTTGAGCGCGTAGCCCATCAGCGGCCAGACCCTGGCGACAGCGTTGTCGCGGGCGATCTTGCGACCAATCTCCGCGTCGAAGTTCTCAGGGCTGGCGCACGCGCTCTCACCGGTGACGGTGAAGCCATTGCGCAGCACTAGGACGCAGAAGGTCAGTAACGCCAACTCACCATGCGCGCCAGTGAGTCGGGTCAACTCATCCTGCGAATTGAAGGCGGCCTGCACGCCATCGGCAGCAGTAAAAAAGTACTCGCCGACGATGTTGGCTTTCAGATCTGCCGGAGTAACACGCGGCGCGGTCAAGCCCTTGGCCTGAATTTCCTGCTCGATTGCTTGGTCTGTAACGGAAGTCATGAGGTGTGGCCCTTCGTTTGATGGATGATCAACGAGGGCCAGAATCAATGGGGTGGGCTGTCGGGTTCCCGACTATTTCGAGGGGCTGCGGGAGCAAGCGCGGGTGATGAAGTCTTGCAGGCCGATCACCTGGGCGGTGACTTTGGCGTGGGCTGCGACGAGGTCGGCATAATCCTGTCGAGCATCTGCTGCAAGTTCGGGGGCGGCTGCATCAGCGCTGCCGGTGGGCTGGGGATTGGCTGGCACGCAGGCGGCACGGACGTACACGCGCTTAACACCAGCATTGAGGTCAGTAACAAGCTGCGGCTTGGATTGTTCAGCATTGTGGATTGCCTCCTGATACTGGCTGTCGATGGAATCGCGGACGGTCAGAGCCTGCTCGTATGCCGCTGCCTGCCCTTCCAGCACACCTACACGCTCCGTTGAGGTGGTAAGCCTGGCGCTGACATGGTCAAGACGCCACAACGCCAGCAGCAGGCCAATGGCGAGCGCGGCGCAGATGCCGAGGATGATTCTCACAAGCCCACCTCGCACAGTTCACGCTCAGCAGCGCGACGGTTGACCAGCCCTTTCAGCTTCGTACCCTTGGCGTACACCCAGCGGCTCAGCTCTGCACAGGCCCCGCGCACGTCGCCGGCATTGAGCTTGCGCAACAGGGTGGATGCCTTGAACTGGGGTTCGCCGACGTTGTACACGAACGATGCCAGGGCGGCGCGGCGGGTCTCGGGCTGTGGCTTGGTGACGTTGCGGTCAACGCCAGCCATTGCGATGGAGAGTTCTTGCTGCAACAGCGCATCGCACTGTGCTGGTGTCTTGGTCTGACCCAGGCGCACACCACGGGTAACGCCTTCGCAGATGGTGGGAATGCCAACAGGATCGAGGTAGGCCACCAGACTGCGGCCTTCGAAGTTGGTCACCAGCACACCGGCCATGCCCACGGCGCCTGCCAGTGACACGGCGAGGATGCGCTGCTGTAGCGGGCCCATCAGCCTTGCGACCTGTTAGGGCGAACCCAGTCACGGAACTGAGCCCAGTAACGTGGCACCAGCAGGCCGATCTGCAACACCAGGTACAGCACAGTCAGCGCTGTGACCCACTCGGCTGGCGTCATGCCAAACAACATGGCGCCTGAAACGATGATCGGTGGTGCTGCTTTGGTTGCCTCGACGGCCACGTCTTGGGTTGCGTTCAAGGTTAATTCTCCCCGGCGAAAAAAAGCCCAGCGCGGTGGCTGGGCTGCGATGACGCCAAGAGTCGTCGGGGTCAGGTGTCGGAATCCCGACTATTTCACTGGCTATACGCCAGTAGCAGCAATCTTGACGGATACCAACGCCACCAAATAAACCATCGCCGCCGACTGATCTGTGCGGTGAGCAGTTATGCAGGGTTTCCCGCCGAGGCTTTCGGCCAGATCATTGGCTGTGCTTGCGAGCACAGGGGCACTCTGCTGACCGCTCTCAAACAGCGTGATGAAATCCTTGACGGATTTGGTTGTCATGTGCGGCTCGCCGTAGCCCTGGAATGATTGACCTTTGTCATCGCCCAACAGTCTCTCAGCCTGCTTTTTCAGTTTCTCAGCCAGATCAGGCAGACAGTTGGTCAAGGCACGCCCAGCGGCGTCGGACAGTTCGATAGCGCGGCGTTCGTCTTCGTAGTTCATCGGTATTCCCTCAAGCCTTGGAGTGATAAGCCCACCAGTCACCGACGGCGACCATGGGCAGCTTTGAACGGTCCCAGCCAGTGGCCTGGGACCAAAACAACACAAGGCGCTCCCCCTCGGTGTATCGAGGTTCGGCGCCTTGCTTCCAACCCAGCAACGTCGTGCGCGCCACCCCAATCGCGTCAGCAATCGACTGCGGGGAATAGCCGGCACGCGAAAGCCCGGTGATCACCGTGAACCAATCAACCCGCTGTTCGACCAGGGCGAGCATGGCTAGGGCTCCACTGACTTCGCTACGGCATCAGCAAGGGCGCTGCGGGGGAAGTCCTCAAGCACAAGCGAGTCATCCCAGTCAGCGAGCCGGTACCAGCGGTCGTACCCCTTAGCAGGGTCGAATCCAGTAATCCCCGGGGCATCGCCACGACCGTATGTTTCGGTTGATGCGCCCTTCCCCGTCCAGTACGCCATGCCGTATGCGCAGACCTGGCGCCACAGTTCTTCCCATTCGGCGTGGGCGCCCGTCATTGCCAGTTCATGTTGGATGCGGAGCTGATCCATCGTTGGGACATTCATGCAGCACCCCCAGCGATCCCGGAATCTGTCTGCACCAACGTGAACCGTGGCTGGATGGGTGACGGCTCAAACGCGCACGCACGCGAGGCAGAGTGAGTCGGCGCGCCCACCCCATACCCCTTCTGAATCCTTTGCGTCATTTCGGATATAACGGCGCCGAACGCTATAACCGGGTTCTCGGCCTCGTCGAAGTGGAACGGATGCACGGCCCTGCGATAGCCCAACATGCATTCGCCCTCACCTGGGCCGGACAGGTCCACAACCACGCCGATCATCACCCAGCCGTCGTTCAGCTCGCGGCATGACCATTTCATGATTGGTTTCATGAGCATTCCCTCAGAACTTTTCAAATGCCCAGCCGCCGCCAGACTTTTTGGTCTTGGCAGTGACTGCGACGATCTGGAACGGATACAGGCTGGCCGCGACTTTGGTTTTCACCCTGGCGTCATCGGTCCAGAAGCCCTTGACCTCGTGCAACTCCATGGCGCCGTCAGCGAGCATTACGGCGAAGTCGGGCGTGTAGAACGTGTTGTCAGCGAGGCGCAGCTTGATCCCTTCGAACTTGAACCATGCGATGTGCCCAACGAACTGGCGGTCTTTCAGGTACTCCATGTACGCCGCTTCGGTCTTGTTCATCTCGCCGGTTTTGAGCCGGCCGAGCGCTTGGAGTGAACGGCTCATGCCGCCACGGTTCTGGTTATGCATGGGTGTCTCTCCGGATACCGAGTTTTGCCAGCAGCAGTGCGCGACATGCCTTGGCGTCTCTTGGGATTTCTAGGATGTCTACGATTTCTTCCGCGACCTTGCGCGAGAACTCCAGCTGCACCTGGTGCCGCGGTCTCATGCTGTCGTGGCCCAGGCCCTTGGCTATACGCCCTTCCAGCGGCTGGCCGGTCTGTGCACGGCGCATGACGATGGCGTAGTTGCGTTCGAAGCGTTGGCGCAGGGCCTTGTCGTTGTTCGAACCGGTATGCAGGTCGTAGGTGCTGGTCGCTTCGGCTGCGATGCGCACGGCCGGGTGGCTGTACGTGCCTGAACGGGCTTCGTCCCAGGCTTGGGCTTCCGATGGCAGATCGTCCACACGCTTGCACAGGTCGACAAAGTTGCTTGGCGATGGCGGGAACTTGCATTCCTGGACCATGCGATGCAGGCCGCGGTTGATCGCGTCGTCACCGAAGTCCTTGACCACGGTCAGCCACACGCGGCGAGCCATTTGCTCAGCCTTCGCATCGCCGTAGTGTTTCTCGTACCAAGCCGGGAACGCCGTTTTCAGCGTTGCGAACACGCGGCGTACGGCCTGGCGTGCTTCGGTCTCCAGCGGGGTGACGTTCTCAGCTACAGGCTCACCAAGTTGGGTCGGCGAGGATGTCGTGAGCGTTACGCGTGCGGCCTTGAGTAACTCGTCTACCGGTTTCATTGGGTGATCCCCCGTTGGCTTGCTGGGTGCGTGCTTGGCGTTTCAGTTGCTGGGCGAGCGCGTGCTCCCACTGGGCCTGGGTTTTCAGGTCATCAGGTCGGCTGATCCAGTACGAGCGGAATTCAAGAAGCTGGTCGGCTTCGAAGGTTTGGTTTGCCATGCCGTTGCGAAACAGGACGGCGGAAAACGTTTTGGGATCTGGCTCCCAGGCGTCGTGAAGCGAGAACTTCGTCTGCGCGGTATGTGTGTGTAGTTCTTTACTCTTATCTGTATCTAATCTGTCGTGACTTTTCGTGACTGGACGTGACGTATCATTTTTAGGATTTTCCGCCTTGGAATTTCTTTCCCTTTCCCGCTGCTCTCTTTTGCGCTGAGCGGCCGACTTAGCCCCTGTTTCCGGGTTCCCGGTGTCCTCACGCTTAGGCTGGCGCCCTTCCCAACCTGTCAGCTTGTCACCGTCAATAACGCGACCTTGCATGGCAGAAAAAACAGCCTCCACTTGTTCGTCTGTCACGTCCAAAGCGGACGCTATGTCCTCTTTCGTGACTGTCACGTGACCACGCGTGACATTTACGGATGCATCAACAAGCAGGTGCAGGTACATCGCCTGGACCAAAGCAATAGGCTGGCCGGAAACGCGGGCAATCGTCCGCCACTTCGGGTCGTTGGGCATGTCGTGCCAGAGCCTGAGCCAATCCATCACTCACACTCCAACTGGTCGGTGTCCTGGATCAGATCCATGTAGCGCTTGGCCTGGTGCAGCAGGGTCGCAATGTCCCGCTTGTCGAAGCACTGCATTTCCTTCGGCACAACCTT